GCGGTTGTTGCGATTTGTGTGGTATTGGTTCCAGATGCTGCCGTTGGTGCTGTTGGCGTTCCTGTAAATGCCGGAGAATTTAAAGGCGCGTAAAGCGTTAAAGCAGTTACTATAAACGCTGTCGTTGCAATATTTCTACTATTGTCGCCGGTTGTTGGTGTTGGTGCTGTTGGTGTTCCTGTAAATGCCGGAGAAGATAAAGGCGCATAACTTACAACTGTTGCCGCTACGAATGCCGTGGTAGCTATATAGTTGTTATTGCTACCTGTTGTCGGTGTTGGTGCAGTTGGCGCACCGGTTAAAGCTGGCGAAGAAATTAATACAATCGGTTTACCTATTGATCCGTCCCCGGATATATTGCCAGCTGTGTAAACGGTCGATGTTACCGGCGTGCCGGTACTATTTCCGAAAACTATTGACATACTATAAATAGGTTTTTTTGATAACGATTAGCGAATTTGTACCGGTTCCCGTAAAACTATAAACATACTGCGTTTTATCCAGTTCGTTGATATTTCCGTTTAAGCTGACAAAATCGTTAGGCAGTAAATTAATAACGTTGTTAATTATGACATTACTCGTTCCTGTATTCCAAAATGCAATTTCGTTGCAATTTGAATTTATCCAGGGGCTGGTAACTGTTGAAAAAGCCTGAAAAGTGTAATAATAGGTTGCGCCGCCCTCTATTAAAATTTGTCCGTTTTTTACTGCCTGGGGGTTTATCATTGTGGTAAAGCGTTTATTTTATTAATTAAATTACTTAGATCGGATTGCGTTAAACCTCTTTTAAATAAAGAACCTGTTAACGATGTGATAAGATCCGCGCCATAAATGTAATAAAGATAGGCCGCAATTCCCGCGCATTGTGTTTGCGTTGTTACACTATCAAAACAGCCTAAAATAGTATTTGCGTTTGAGGTTAGAGAAAGCAGTGAGCTAAAAAAACCGGGGTTCACTTGCGACCAAAGATTTTCAGCAACTACTGCCGTTTGTATGCCGGTAAAGTCGGTGCCGTTTTGATTTTGGTTAAGTTGTTGATACCACTGCTGTAAATTACTTACAGATCCGTAAACCTGGCTTTGTGCTGTACGCAAAAAATTTGCGCCGGCCTGTTGGAACGGTGTAAAGTTATAGCTAAACGGGTTTTCATTCGGATTTGTTACTATTGCATTTTGAACTGTTGCGGCGGCCACAGGATCGGACGCGCCAACGTCATTTAATAGCGGTTTAATAACAAAAAAATACGCTGCAACTCCAAGGCCGATCTTAACCAATAGGTCTTGTATATGTTCGTTATTTTCCTCACTCATAACTTTTATTTATTGTGGATAATCTTTATTTAAGAATTTTTCAAGGGTTTCGTCCGTTTGCATTGGCAAAATTAAAACAGGGGCGCCGGTCGTTTGCGGTTGTGAATATGGCGTTGTTATAATATTTGCAGGTGGTAAGTTTACCGGGGGCGGCACTGTTGGCGGCGTTATTTGTGTAACTGGTAAAATTTGCGGCGGCGTTGGTGCTGCCGGGGCCTGTGTGCTTTGTACTAATATATTATTATTTGCCAAGTTTGACGCTGTTACGGTTTGCGCCGGTTGCGTTGTCATTGGTTGTTGTAACATAGGTAAAATTGGGGCCGCAACTGCCGGCGCCGTTGTTGTTGCTGCGGGTTGGCTTTTATTGTAAAGATAATAAGCCAGGGCGCCGCCACCAATTAGCCAAAATATAGTATTATCCTTCATTGCCGTATGATGCTGAACTGTCATAAATGCCGCTTGTTTCATCTACGGCGCTATTGTCTGCCGGTGCCGTGTATGTAAAAGTCGGGTTTGTTATTGTTGCCGGTACCACTAATGAATTTTCAGTAGTTAATGCAGCCGGGGCCGGTGCTTGTTGTTGGGTTGTTGGATCGGGTTCAATGCCATAATATGCAGATCCTGGCGGGTTGCCAAAAATGTCGCTGCCTGCGGGGCCTGTCGTGCTTACCGTTGTTAGTTGTGGTTGCCCTGCCGGCGTTGTTAGGCCACCTCTAAAAAGATTTAACACACTACTACCCGCCGACAATAAACTGGTTAACGGGTTTGCTTGGTTTGGTAACGTTTTAGTTGTTAATTGGCCGGCGGCGTTTAATATTGGTTTGGTACCGGGTGCCGTGGCCGGTGCCTGTTGGTTTTTTGTAATAAAATACAATACTGCGGCGCCCAGACCGATATATAGTAGTGTGTTATCTTTTGCCATTGTGTTATTTTCTTAACATTGATAAAAGCCATTTAAATTGGCTTGGGTTGCTGTCGGCCATATCAGCTAAAAGTGTAAGATCTGCGGCCAGATCGCAATGATCCTGCAATCTTACTAAAGCATCGTTAATAATTTGCAGTTTGTCGTTTTCTTGTTCCGGCGCTGCTGCATTTACGCCGTTAATTGCTACGCGGGGGGCCTGGGTTTGTTGTGTCATTGGTGGTAAAAATTTATTTACTATTGAAGCTATTACGCTACCGATTACTGGGCCGATATTTGGATTTTCTAAAATGCCGTTTATTTTCCCCCAAAGTTTTTCAGTAGGATCTATTTCTGGTTCTGTTGTTTCGGCTAACTTTTCATCAATTAGTCGGCGGTGTTCGGCCATATCTTCGCGGATTCCGGCGATCGCCTGAATCATTCCGTAATCGGGGCCGGCTATTTGGGTTTGACCTGGTGCATTAAACCTAAAAGGAATACTTTCAACTATTGGGCTGTTCCATTTATACGCCTTTTCTGGTTCGGATTGAATACGCAAGTAATATAGTGAGGTATCGCCAGGAACATCGTTGACACTTAACCACCTTAAAATTTTGTTCCTGGCTTCCTCTACATCAGTGCCGTTAAATTGCGTTGCCTTTTCGCGAGAGTTCCACCAAATGCTAAAATAAGGGACGCCCTCGTTAGTTTCGTCCCAGTAATTTAGTAAACCCTCAACGCCTATTTTTGCCGGTCTTTCTGCCATTTTTTTAAATTTAATCACTATATGCGACGTCAAACAATACCGAAAGGTTTGATGTATTGCCTAAAGCCGATGTAAAAGTAACAAATGATTTCTCCCATGTTACAATTTGGCCAGCTAAATCTGGCAAATTGAAAACATATGGATCCGTATGATTATCGATGTTGTGAAACGTCCAAAGGCTGCGATATTGTACATACTGCCCTGACGGCTGCGTTCCGTTGCCGTTACTGTTAAAATCAGGATCAGCAAAATACAGCGTTAAATAAGCTGTTTTCATTTCTGCCGATGTAATTAATGCGTTACCACTTATAGGGCTTGCCGCTACGTCGTTAATACTGTATACCTGAAGCTGCCACATTCTTCTATTTTGCAAATACGTTTGTGGCGTGAATTGAAACTGTGTTTGCGTGCTGCCGCCGGTTTGCCCTTGTATAACAAGCTCAACAAGCTGGGTTTTTCTTAGTTGCATAATTTTGAAAATTAAGCGCGGCCCGATTAGGTGGCCGCGCTAATATAAAACACCTCAATTAATTAGTTAGATGCGCCCAGGCAAACGTTTTGCGCTCTGATACCCTCTACATATAGTGCAGCATAAGTATTTGCGTCAATCGTTCCGATTGATTGCGGTAAACTTACAGATACAGTAGTTTGATAAGTACCGCCAAAAACTACGTTAGGTTCCCATGGCAATAATAGTGTGCCGTCAAATTGTGTAACGGGGCTATTAGTTGCCGCGGTTAGCTGGGTTTGTGGGATCTGTAAAAATTTAGTCATTGCGTAGTTAGGCACAATAACGCTATTATTTACGTTAATCGACAAATTACCATTATAAAACGAGTACAAGCCAGCTGCACCAGTCGGAAAAGTTTGCGCGTTCGGATAAGTTTGAGGCGCGTAAGCATAGCCCGATGAGCTAAAAATGTACACCCATATTTTACTAACAAAAACGGCGTCCTGTTGGTTTAAGCGTACTTCGTCAGGGCGTATAGTCGTGCCTGTGTTATTTTGATTTGATAAAATTTGCCAGGTAAAGCTGGTTGCTGTTGCGTTCAAAGGAATAATTGAACGTAAAAAAGATTGAGTTAATATTGCATTTTCAAGTGCAGTAGCCGAAACGCCCGGCGTTTTTGACAAAAGGTCGTAAGCCTGTTTATATTGGGCTCTTTCACCTGGTCCTGATAAAAATATAGATGCCATGATCTAAAATAATTTAATGGTTATTTGATAAAAATTGATTGATTGAAAATTAACCTACAACAGATTTCTTTTTTATACCGGCAACAAAGGCCAGGTTAGACTGTCCGGTTTCGCCGATACGATTAGTAGCGCCTGCAATATATTTAATATTGCCCATAGAATTAAGGCCGTTTAATTTATAGGTCATTGTTCCAGGTACGCCGGAAATTATACCGGTCGCTACTACTGCGGTGGTGCCGCCGTTTGCAATCATTCCGTAACCAATGCCTTTCATTAATGTGCTTTTAGTTTCTTTAGCAATAAACACGCCGGCGCCAATTTGTGCCAGGCCAGTAAATAGCGGGTTAGCTTGTTGCGATGGTATTACTTTACCAATTAATACGGCAACTTCACGGCCTGCTATTGCGCCTAAAGTTATGCCGCCGGCAAGTTGTAATAAATCAGTTAAACCGCCGGAAATTGCGCCCATTCTACGGCGGCGGCGGTGATGGTGGTGTTTAGTTACTCCGCTTACCTTGCGGCGTTTCCTGTGCATTTTGTACTTTGCCATGTTGTTGTTTTTGTTTATAAGTTTTTGAATGTGGATATGTTGTTAACAATTTCGTCGTTTTCTGTGAAAAACTCAATGTCGCCTTTTTTGCGTGTTATATGCAAATCGTTAATATCTGTTAAATATCGCTGGGCATAACCTTTATAAGTTTTGCCCGATTGATCCGTAATTAAAAGCAGTCCGGTAAATTCTACAACAGAATTTTTACCTATAAAAATCGGGGCTTTGCCTTTCATTTTATGCATGTTTTTTTAAATGTTCAATTACATCATAAACGCGATTATATTGCCGTTTATAATGGTTTTTAGTAGCCGTAGTTTTTGAACTTTCTACGCGCGCCTTAAACGTTTTTAAAAGACTTTGCGCCATTTGTAGTTGGCTGGTGCTGCGCGGCTTTTTAATTCCCGATACTACGCAATGCTTAATTTTTTTGACCTCTTTAAGTTTGCCGACGGTTGAGCGTTTTTTTGCTGCTGGTTTAATTGCAATTTTACGCGCTGATGGTTTTTTTGCTATTTTCTTTTTAACGCCCGATAATTTACCTGCGCGATAATCGGCGCCTGCCTTTTTTAGTGCTGCCTGGTAAGAGATATTTCTAACTGTTTGCAGTTCTTTTGCTTTTTTGCGAATTGTTTCTAAAGGTGTGGCCATTTTTTTTAATTGTATTGTGATACTAAGTTATCAATCGCGGTATTTATTACGGTTGCGTGCTGCGGGTTTGCCTGTGCCAACATTGGCAAAATATCTTTTGCAACTGCGGCGCCAGTAACGAGAATTTCAATTTCCTTATCATTTAAAATTTTATCATTTGCGCCATTTATTGCACTTTCAAGTTTTGTGGCTGCGCCTGCTGCAACTAATGAAGCGCCGCCAGTTGCCGGCGCGAGTAACGTACCTGCTACGCCTGTTGCAACTTCTAATAACGTTTTTAAAAAGCCGCCGCCGGATGATTTTGGGTTAGGTGGTGGTGGTATATAGTTTGCGCCAGATGGCGGCACAAGGGGCAAAAATATACGTTGTTCAGCCACGCCATAAATATTCCAATGCGTTTGAATTGCATCATTGATATTATTCATTATTACGCCGTTGTGTTTTTGTCCTATCCAGGTAGGTAGACCTTGTTGTAGATCCAAATAGTTACTTAGATATTGTGCTTTTTCGGCGTTTGTTAATTGATAATTGACGTTGCCCAGATTAGGATTTTGTGCCAGTAAAGTAGTATAATTAGCAACGGTGTAAAAACTACCGTTACCACCTTTTAGCCCGCTATTGATCCCGTAAAGTTGCGGAGATGTATTTACTGCTAAATTGCTGCCATCTGGTGTTGGGGTTGTGGCCGGCGTTGTTGCTGCCGCCGCTTGTTTGCTATTATATATAAAATATAAAGCTGCTGCGCCGGCGCCGATTAATAATATATTATTTTTTTTAGCCATTACTGCAATAAATTTATAAGAGTTTCAAACGGGAAGCCATTAGTCGCAAAATATTGTTTTATTTCAGTGTTTACTATATCGGGGTTATTTTGAAGAAATGTTTTAATATTAAACAAATTTAAATTTACCCAAACTAAAAAATTTGATATTGCCGCTTGTTTATTTACAACTTGTGTATTACTTGCCGGGGCCGTTGGGTTGTCATTTGGGCCGCTTAATTTATATAATGCCATGGGTTTACGATCTTGCCAATAATTAGGTTTTTTATCTTCGTTAAATTCATTTAATACGGGGTCAATCCATATTTCGCCCTGTTCTGTATTTACTACTACAAAAACGTGCGCCGCGGCTTTGTCGTTGTTGTATGATGCAAACCTATACGACCAGTTCCAGTTTGTAGGTTTTTTTCGTTGTATGGCCGCTAAAATTCCCGCAATCATTAGCGAAAAATGTTTGCAGTCTACCGGGTTATTTTGGTCTAAAATCCGGGCCGGTGAACGAACGGTTTGATCGTGTACGCTTTCGGCATCGTATTTTAAATTGTGTTTTAAAAAGTTCCAGATTCTTTCAGACGTTGTATAAATATCGCCGGTGTCAAAGTATTCTGTTATATTATCGTAATCTCTTGCAAATTCGTTGTGAACTTTTAAGATATGTTTTATAATATCTTGCTCGTCCTGGTTATTGACTAACAAAATTTCCCGGTTACGTTCCGGCAATTTATTTTGAACTGCTGAAATAGAAACCATTTAGCTATTACTTACAAAATTTTGCGTTATGTTAAACGGTATTGCTGCCGGTATGCCGGCCACGTTTATATTACCTTCTATATTAAATGTTAAATTGCCGGTTGCGTTTGCAATTACGTTTAAAATGCCAGTAGGTAAACCTAAAATCGAAGCCTGAAAATTTAGATCTATAATAGTTTGCGCCGTTGGTGCTATTGTTACCGGCGTTAAAATACTTAGCGTTCCGATTGGGGTATTTTGCGCGCTTAAATCGGCCACCAGTGCGTTAATCGTTAACGGTTCGTTGGTTACGTTTATAATTAATAAACTAACTTTTGCGTTTGGAAAAGCTGAAAGATCTATTGAGTTAAAACTAACGTTTAAATCGCTTGCTGTTAAAGCTATGTTTGCATATTTCCACGCGATTAAACCACCAACGCCGGCTAAAATTAATATTGTTGTCGTTTTGTTGCTCATGTTAATTATTCCAAGTATTTACCTCGTCATTGCGGCGGTTTATCAAACTTTGTAAAACTGTTGCGCCTTTATTTATAGTGATATAATGATTAGGCAGCCATGCCGCTACGGCGTCCGGTCCATTGTTTACAAATTGAAAGATTAAACCATTTAATGCGCCGGGTCCTGCGTTATATCCTAAATCTATTGCTGCATCATATTGGCCCTGTGTAAATGTTACGCCGGCGTTGTTGATCTGTGCAATTAATGGCGCCAGATCATTATTTAAAAATTTAAGCGCCTGCGCCTGGTCTATTGTCGCAGTCATTAAATAATTTTCGCCTGGTTGTATCTGGTGGCCGTACCCTATTGAATACGTAGTATTTTGGTTTGGTGGGTCTGCGTATGCTGTCGGGCTAAAACTTTCGGCGCTAATTATGTAATTAATGGCGTTTTGTGATGGAGAAATAGCGCCGGCGGTTGCGTTTGCGTTTTGCGACAATAACAAAAAGCCAACAACTGCCGCGCCACCAATTAATAAAACCGTTTTTGTTTGTTGATCCATAGCAAAAAAGCGCCTTTATGCGTGCCTTGCCTGGTTTTTCAAATATGGATAAAATTTTTTTTAATTGGGCAAAAAAATAAGTGTTTTTTTTTTGATATTTTCGCGCATTAGCGCGAGCAAAAAAAACAGGTATTTATTTAAAATGGTGCATCCTGTTGGGTAGGTATTTCAAAATATTGGTCGATTGTATCTAAATCGGCTTTTTTTATTTTGTAACTGTTGTATTTATCGGCGTTATCCCGCGGCTGATAATTGATAATTAACATTTTTTCAAGTTTGGTTGCTTGCGTTGGCGTACACAAAATAATTCTTACCGTGTATTGATTTTTGTTTAGTTTGTTTTTATAGGTTACGACCTGTTCATATTTTGCGTTCCATGTTTCAAAATGCCGGTACAATGTGCGGTATAAATTCGTACCAGAATAACCAACGTAAACAATAACGTTATTTTCTTTAATAATATAAACGCCGCTTTTGTTTTTTGTTTTCGGGTACCTGGTTATTTTTCCGGCCTGGTTGCCTTGTATGTACGGCGTTAAAAATTTAAACTTTTTCATGTTTACGAATTTGCAAATAATGTGCAATTAATATAAAAATTAATTTTTGGCTTTGGTGGTTGTGGCGGGCCAGGATCTGAAACAATGGCCGGCGCTTGTCTTTGATAATTATAGATTTGGTTAGTATTATTAAAAAATTCTTGTTTTAATCTTTCGGTTAAAACCTGGTAGGCGGGGCCAGATTTGAATTTATAAATATTACAATGGTCAGTTTCTACTTTTATAATATTTTCTACTTCGATTTGCCGTTCAATTTCATTCATAACAGCCTGGTCTTGCATGGTTTCGTAATATGATCCCGCTTTTAAATTTAGTGAACAGTCCCAAACTTTGCCGCCGACATTTTCCTGATTTTGTACGGTTTTAGTTACTTCGTTTACTATATTCCAGTCGTTGGCCGTATAATCAGAAATATCTTTTTTGCCTATTGTTTTTTGTATTGCTGCTTTATATTTTTTTTCGATTGCGTCCGAAGCATTTAAAACTGCTTTTGTAATATACTTAACAGGGTCTCCAATTTTGTAAAGTGCGTGAACATCTGTACTATTTGGGTTATAATGGCCGTATTTTTTAAAATATGTGTCCAAGTACCCGCAATTTTTTTGCAGTTCGTTCCACTTGTCGCGCATTTCTTGCCATGGTATATATGTGTCGGTAGTTAAATGGTAGTGTAATTGTTTGCAGTCTTTTCTATTGGCTTGTAGTTCTGCTTTCCAAACGTAGGATTTTAGCCCGTGTTTGCGCTTCATCCATAATAGCATCGGTTCGAGTAAATTTTTGGCGGCTTCGTTTGCCGGTACTTTTTTACCAAAACTATAAATTGTAAACGTTATAAAATTGACGCTGAATTTTATTTTGTGGTGGTTTTGCTTAATTACGGTTTTTTCTTTTGCGCCTGTTATTAATAATTCCAGCGCTTTAGTTAATCGTTTTTTTGCGCCTGGGCAAAGTACGCCGGTGTAAGTTTTTTGCAGTTTTAAATTTTCTGCGGCTTGTTTTTGTTTGTGGGATCTGCTAAACGGATCATCTGAAATATACCTGTTATAGTGTATAATTTGTTTAGATCGGATTTGTAAATGTTCAACTAACATAATGTTGCGGCCTGGACTGTAAAACTATTGTTTTGTTTTATTACTTGCAAGATTTTATCTCTTGGCATTTTGTCGAGCAATGGTACGTATATGATAAACCAATATAAAAACCTGTTTACGGGCTTGTAAATGCTTTTTAATTGTGCATAAAAAAACCCGGCTTAATTGGGCCAGGTTTAAATTTAAAAGATCTTGTTTTATTGGTATATCTCTAAAATAGTAAGATAATAGTAAGGTTCCTGAACGTTTTGTAAAAATGTTTCTGCGGTTTCGCGATCTGTACAATAAATCAAAAATTTATAGGGGGTAAATACAAACTGTATATCTATATCTGTAGACGTTTGTATTTCAGCAACTACAAAAAGTTTTTGTTTGGCTTTCATTTTGTTTAAAATTTAGGGTTTTTAAATAAACGTTGTAAATGTTTTAATTCCGGGGTGCCGTCCGGGCCGGTCATTGTGTACGTGTCGCGATTGCTAAAAAATTTTGGGGTGTCCTCGTCTGCCGGTACGCCTATAAAAATCATCCCGTAAACGTTAATAATAACGTAGCTGTTATGATCTGCCGTTAATCTGATTTGAGAATAATTTGTTAATTGTTTGGCTTTTTTAATTGCCAGATTAAGATTTTCTACGGTACGCTGTGCCGTGGTTACTGCGGTAAGTTCCATAATGTTGCGGATTAAATGTTAATTTATTGGCGTAAAGTAAATTAAAAGTTTTCGTTTTATAAAGTTTTATTTACGGTTTTTTTACAATGGTTGCCGATCTGACGAATTTTAAAAAAATAAGGGCAAAAAAAAACCGACCTTATTAAAGATCGGTTTAATGTCGTGCTGACCGGCGCCCAGGTTATTGTTTGGGGTTGTTCCGCAACATTGCCTTTATTCGTTCGCCTGGGCGTTCAAATATAGGATTTTTTTATTATGCAAAGAAAATTAAATAAATAGATAAAAACAGCATAAAAACAATTACAAACAGTGTAATTTTTTCGTGAATTGTCATTTTTTGGTTTTCATCCATTACCCTAAAATTTTTAATGCGGCTAGCGTGTTATTAACAACGTAAAAGGGATTTTTTCCCTCTATTTTGCTTTCAATACAAAAACTTTCGGTATAAATATCAATTTCAACTTTTTTATTGATATGATCCTGGTTTATATTAAAATCATTTATGCGCTTTTCGCCCAGGATTTGAATAAGCCATTGTTGCTCTTTTCCTTGTTTTTCGCCGAAGCTATTAACATAGGCCGGCACTTCTACGACTAAATATTGAATAGGTGTTTGTTTTTCATCGATTAGTTTTTGAACTGGCATTACAACCCGTAAAAAACCTTTTAAATCTTTAATTTTTGCCATGGAACTTAATTTTTAAATTATTGATACATTGGGTTTATTCTGATCGTCTACCGGTGGGATAGTGTGTTTTTCAATGTCAATATTTGACACGTTGCCGGGAAGTGCTGCTTCCTCTACAATGTTTCTAATTTGTGGAAATTGCTGCCCTCGGATATAATTAACTACCTGGCACGCTGGGTTGCTACATTGATGATGATAAGAGGGTTCTTTTGCTTCCAGGTGTGAGCCGGTGTATGTCATGTATCCGGCTTTACATTTTTCGCACAATCTTTGTACAAAAATGGTTTCTACGCTAAATTTTAAATCTGTCATTTTACTTAATTATTTTAAAGTCTGTTTCTTTTAAGTCTATTGTTGTCGTTTTTTTGGTTTGGCCGGTTACAATCCGATCAGCTGCTTGCTCAATAGTATTATTAAGTTTTACCGTTAAAATTTTAACGGCTGCTTTTAACAGTTTTTTTTCCCATGATTTCATATTAATAAAATTAGATATAATGCCCACAAAGCCAACAATAGTAAACCCATGGCCGCAATAATTGAACAAAAAAACAGGAATTTAAAAACTTTATAAATCATGCTGCGGCTAATGAGTTTTCAAATATATAAAAGTTTTGATAAAAAAAAACCGGGGCCAATGGCCACCGGCAAAAATCCCAGGCTTCGGCGATTTTATTTTTTTATACGGGGTAAGGCAGTTGCTCAAGACAATACCATACTTCAGCCGTTACAGTTCCCGTAATTGTTAGCGTTAAAGTCATCGTTGATCCCGATGATATGGCAATAGTGAACGGATTACTATAAATTGAACCTGTCGAAGTTAATGATCCGCGCGCTATATTGTAGGCATTGCTGGCCGCGTCAATTCCGGTTGCCGCTAATGCTGCCGTCCCGGTTCCTGAATTGTAAGAAAAGTTAGTATTTAATCTATATAAATTTATACCAGGGCCGGGATTTGTGTATGTAAAAACCACCGTTGTCGATGTGATAGCCGGAAATAAATTTGCTTTGACAATTTTAGGCGTATTTGATGCGGCCGGTATATTCCCATATTGTGCAAACTGTTTAGGATTTGAAACGTTATAGAGCTGCTGCCCTATTATTCCATTATTTAAAATATTGTCGTTTATTATGATTCCGTTTGTTGAATCAATAGATATACCGATTAGGCCGGTTCCATTTGTTACCACATATTCCCAAACATTAGAAATAATATTTTGATAATATCCGGATCCGTTAACGCCTTGAATTAAAATTTGATTTGATCCGCTAATATTTATAACAGGGGACGCGGTAACTGTTCCGCCTAATTGTACGGGGTTTGCCGGTGATCCGTTACCGGTTATTCCGTTGCTGGTTGTAACTGTGGCCGTTAAATTAGCGGCGCCGTTTGAGTTTCCTAATAGTATGGGCATAATCTTAATATATACGGGCTATTCTCATATTTGCATTTGAATGTACATAAATTTCAAATTGCCCAACTTGTCCGTTTGTTATCGTTAAACTTGTGCCACCGGTTAAGGCGCTATTTGCTGACATCCCCGACGGCAAGGCAATAGTAACCAATGACGCGCCGCTAATATTATCAACGTTAAATGTAAACCTTGTTCCCTGATTTGCAGAAAGTGCCGTAAATATATTAGAAACTGTATCGAGCGTAATTGTAGTAGGGGCTGCGCTTGTGCTGGTTATAGTACCGGCTAAAATTTGGGCTGCGGTTGCTGTTCCTGTTGAATTTATAGCTGATAATGTAGTATTTGTTTGTCCCGAATATACATAGATCATTTTGTTAACGCCACTATTTACTACGGGTATTTGAAACGCTGACGGGGCCGATGCTGAAAATATAAAAATTCCGCCAAAATATGCTTGACTTCCAGCAACATATAATGAGTAGTTATTTGTTCCTGCCAAAGATGCGGAATTTACGTAAAGAGTAGCCGTATTTGTTACCGTCGCGCCGCCTGATGTAACTGTACCCAGCGTATTTATAACAGTATTACATAAAAACGGGTGAGTTCCTGTTGATGCTGTTGTAACTGCTGCCGATCCTATTATGACTGTCGAATATCCATAGCCTGTTGTTAATGTTTGGGTAGTTTGCGCATTTGATGATACCCTTAAATTAACGTTTGACGCGCCGCCAAAAATTAGCGTTGATTGATTAGAAAAATAAAGTTGTGTGTTTGCAGCTGCATAAAAATTATTTGTTATAGGTGATAATTGCGTTGAAATACCACCATTAAAAACAGATAGTCCCGAATAAACTAATAGACTGGCCTGTTGTGTAATCGTCACATTAGTTCCGGCCACAGGCGGACCTAATATTGATAAAGTAGATGCGTTTGTATATGTTACGGTATTGCTGGCATTTATTGTTGGAACGGATATTTGATTAACTGACATGTAGTTAAATAAACCTGTTCCGGTTGTGTCTGTGTAAGTTGCTGGTGCTATATAAAAATTAATACCTGTACCGAATAGAAAATTATTATTTGCCCAAACCGGCGCGCTAAAATTTCCCGATGTATAAATTCCGTTTTGTACGGTTAAATTACCGGTTAACGTGCCACCGGTTAGCGGTAAATACGCGCCGTTTGCTGTTTGGACAAATGCGGTTGTTGCGATTTGTGTGGTATTGGTTCCAGATGCTGCCGTTGGTGCTGTTGGCGTTCCTGTAAATGCCGGAGAATTTAAAGGCGCGTAAAGCGTT